CAACGCACTGCTGGAGCGAACCAGTGGACTCACGAACCTGCGGGTTGACCGCGTAGACACCAGCAATCGTGAAGACATCGCCGGGGACGAGGGTCTTCGCGTTGGTAGCCGAGGAGAACGAGATCGTGTTGATGCCCTGCGTGGACAGGGTGGACGTGACGGTGAGGGAGTCAGAACGCACGGCCGAGCCAGTCAGGAACTGACGGATCGACTGGGACATGTTGACTTCTTCAAGGCCGAGGATGCCTTCGCCCATCATGCCGTTCTTGAACTGGCGGCTGATGGTGGAGGTCGGATTGAAAAGACCCTTCATGCCTTCAACGAGGCCAGCGTTCGCAGCCGGGTTGACCGTCGCGTAACGCGGGGACATCGGGGTGGCGTACTCGTTCAGCTTTTGCTGAGCCTGAAGCAGGACGAGCGAGGTGGACGGGACGGTGCCGGGCGTGCCAACCGAGTTGTAAATCGACTGGAACGAGTTGGCGACATCGGCGTCGATGCTGGACGCGAGCTGCGAGATACGCGGCTTGAGAACACGTTCCGCAAAATCGTCCAACTGCATCGTCAGCTCAGCGGACGTGAAGTTCACGCCGATGTGCTTCTGCGAGGAAACGGTTAGGGTCGTGAATTGCTCGTTGTCGTCCTGAACTTGGAGCGCAGCGCCATCCGTGACCAGAGCGCGGTCGGGCAGGCGGATGCGGAGGGTCGAGCCGATCTTAGCGCCTTCAACGGCGAACGAATCGTCGTACTGGCGGTTGACGTTGCGGGTGATGACCAGGTTGTTCTCAAGAATTTCGAGAGCCTTCCGGGTAATCATGTCAATCGTAAGAATGCTATTGGCCATCGTTTTACACTTTCAAAAGCTAGCGGTTGCGCTGCGCTTCCTGCTTCTTAATCTGACGCATACGCTCAGCTTCAATCCACTCCGACGTGCTCATGTTCTTTACAGAACGCGGGTCGGTGGTATCGTAAGCCTGCTTGCCAGACGATCTGGCACTTGCAATCGGATTAATAGGCGCGGGAGCATTTGAGGTCTTTTTAATCGGAGGGCTTGCAGCCAGTTTGGCTTCAATTCGACCAATCTCTCGCGCTTGCATGATAGGCGAAAGGGCAGCGATACGGCCAGCTTCCTTCGGGTTGGACCCTAGCCAATAGATGACATCGGGACCGTTGTCCGAAGACTGGATCGTCTGGGCCATCACGTCCGTGACGGGGAGGTTTGGGTTGTACGCGACCTGTTCAAAGTCGTCGTAGCGGCCCCGCGCGTCCTCTTCCTTTTCGTGATAAACATCCAGAAGCTGAGCTTGCTGCTTTGCCGAATCCCGTCTGGCGATCAACTCTTGAGCTTTGCGTTCCGCCAACGCTTCCGCGTAGGCTTGGGCATTGTCAAAGTCGTTGACATCAGGCGGGTTGATCGTGGGTGCCCTGCGGACCTCCAGATCGGCTAGGCGTTGGGCCTGCTCTCGTTCCCACTTACGCTGTTCGCGTGCAAGACGCTTTCCGACAATGGCGTCAAGTTCTTCCTGTGTGAAAGACTTTGAAGCTTCCGTCGTGGGTTCATCCGGCTGGGTATCAACAGGAGCAGGAGCCGCCGTGGCTTCAGCAACCGGCGCGGTGTCATCCGCTGGTAGGTCTAGAGCTTCATCGCTCATATGCTATGCGTCCTTTCGGATACCTGGTAAACCTCACCAGTACGGTTAGGGCTTGACATTACGACAAGGCGTCGTCGGCGTCAATAATCCATCGCGACAAGGCTTAGCCTTGCACGATGACAATTGACCAGTCGGGGCCGAGCAGCACAAGCGCCTCGTCCGTCAGGGTGTCATAGTCCGCTGACGGCGTGATGTCCTGTGTGGCGATTGGTGCCTGAGATGACCAAAACGCCGCTTGGTCAACGTAGGTGTTCAAGACACCTTTGAGTTCGGTGATAATGTCGATGTGGGCGACATTTTGATTTTGCGAGTTTAACAGCAGCTTCATGGTGTGCCTCAGACATGGTTGTAATAGGGGGACAAGAGGCGGCTTGTAGACAACAAAGCACTCGCCGTCCCCGCAATACGCGCGGTTGTTGAACTGCTCGGGACGCAAAAGACACGCCCATCGGGCATAAGAATACCTCCAATTAGCCCCAAACTTCCCGGATAAGCCCCCACAGGCGTTGCTAAAGTGTTTGTGACGGGATCGTATATCCGCGCGGTTGTTGAATTGGCAGGAACGCAAAAAACGCGGCCGTCAGGCAAGAGAACGCCATAACGAAAAGCATCGCTACCCGCATATGTTCCCGCAGGCGTTATCAAGGTATCCGTAACAGGGTCGTATATCCGCGCGGTTGTTGCGTTATTTGGGACGCAAAAAACACGCCCGTCGGCCATAAGAACGCCGCCGGTAAAACTTCCTGAATATGTTCCTGAAGGTGTTGTTATCGTGTTTGTAACTGGATCGTATATACGAGCAGTTGCCCCGCCGCCCGGAACGCAAAAGACGCGGCCATCAGGCAAAAGTACGGCGCTAACTTGCCCGCCCAAATAAGTTCCAGAGGGAGTTGTCAAAGTATCCGTAACAGGATCATAAATCCGCGCGGTTGCATTGTTGTTTGGAACGAGAAAAACGCGCCCATCAGCCATAAGAACGCCGCCAATATAATTTTGCGAATATGTTCCTGAAGGTGTTGCAAGTGTGTTTGTAGCTGGATCGTAGATACGAGCAGTTGTTGCTTGATACGGAACGATAAAGACGCGGCCATCATTTAAAAGGACACCACCAATGTAAGAATTAACTCCGTAAACCCCAGCGGGTGTTGTTACCGTGTTTGTTGCGGGGTTGTATATACGGGCGGTCGTTGAGTTAAACGGAATTAAAAAAACACGTCCATCAAGTAAAAGAACACCGCCGATAAACGCAGTACCGCCCGGATAAGTTCCATTTGGGGTAATAACCCCTTCACCAGACGGCAACGCGTTTACCGCCGTTTGTTTTAGCAAATTAGAATACGCGGTAAAATTAGGCCCAACCGCACTACGGGCATTGACTTGCGTATTGATCCCCTGCCAGCCGTCATAATCTACGCCCTCCACGCCGTGGGGCGAGGAGTCCGGCATCGACGGCGCAAGCGGGAACCCCACAATCTCGCCGCGTCTGCGAGGTGCGTAGGCGTCGGTGAGGTTGTTCGCAGCGCGGAGCATTAGGCGTACTGCCTCACCCAGCCCGTCAACGTCACGGTCTTGGTAGCTGTTACGGCAAGAAGAGACTTGGCAACCAGCTTGCCGCCGACCGGGATGTAGATCACTTTGATGGCGTCGGGCGAGACGTTGCCGACGATGTTCAGGGCGTTAATGATGGCCGCAGCACCGTCAGTACCGGACAGCGTAATCGCGCGGGCGGTACCAATGAGATACTGGACCGACGACACTTCAACACCAATCTGAATGTTGACCGTCGCGGTATCATCGGAACACAGGTTAAGTGCCTCAAGGCGGACCGCAGCCGAGCCTGCGCTGTTGTCATACAGCGTCACCCAGTTTGTGGTGTCTGCGGTAACGATGGTCTTGTTTACGCCAGCAACGCCGGACGGATAAACGGGGGAGGTTGCCATGTTTTAATCCTTTTTAAAACGCGCCCAGAAGCGGCGATGTGACGACGGTTGAAGCATTAGTCGCAGCTACAGAAGACGTTGCCCAAACAGCGGTTCCTCCCGCTACCGTTAAAACTTGACCCGTTGAACCGATGCCAAGCCGTGTTGAGCTATTCGTTCCGTTTCCGACAATAAGGTCGCCGGTCGAAGTTACGGGAGACAGAGCGTTAAACCCAGCCGAAGCCGTGGTCTGCCCAGTGCCGCCGTATGCAACGCCGACAGCAGTTCCCTGCCAAGCGCCCGTGCTGACGCTGCCGTCTTTCTTGACGCTAAACTTGCTGGTGCCTGCGACCTGAAGGTCCATCAGCAGCGACGCCGCAGCAGACGTATCCGATGCAACATTGAACTTTATGCCTGTAAACGTCGTAGCCCCACTGTTCCACGTCTGGGCCAAGTTCAGCACGGGCGCGCTGGCCGTCAGCGTGTCACCCGTCAGCGACGTGGACCCCAGCAGCGTTGTGGCGACAGTCTGCGTCGAGTAGACGGACGGCGTGGACACTGACTGGCTGTCCTCACCAAATAGGTAGCCCGTCGTCGGCAGCGACGTGTCGGGCGTGAGGGTTTTAAGGTTGATGTCAGTCATGTGTTAGCCCCAAGTCAAAAAGTTGCCGGTGTCCCAGACAAGGTAGTTGCCCGCGTCCCAAACGAGGCCGTTGCCCGTGGGGCCGGGACCGGGACCGGGGCTAGAAATAAAAGGTCTAGTAGCCAGCGTCGTAGACGCCAGCAGACCAAGCCCAAGGCCGTTTCGGACGGGGATGCCGAAGCTCATCGGATGTTGATCGGCTTCGCGTATAGCGTGCCGCCCGTGCTGACCTGAATGGCACTAACACGCCAAGGCGCGCCCGTGCCGCTAGGTACGACGAAGGGGACCGGCGTGTTGGCCGGGAGCGGTGTGCCGTTGGCTGTCGTGGCGGTCACGCCCTCGCCAACCAAAATGAAGCACGCCTGATCGGACCAGACGACAACACCCTGCGGGCCAGCGGGCCAAGTGCCAGTCGAGCCAGCGGTGCCGGTGTAGGACACCGAACGCGCTACAAACTGGTCGCCAATAAGCGGGTTTAAAAGTTCCATGTCAGAGCCTCACGCCAAAAAGCGAAGTTTGTAAAGGGTCGTCAGGTACAGACCGACGATCTCGTCGATAATGTTCTGAATGGCCGTCTCGTCTTTGCTACAGACCTTATACCGGGCGTCTTCAAGTTCAGCCAAGTTGTCGGTCAAAAACTCAACGATATTAGAAGTCTTTTTAGCCGAATGCAACGTGATGGGGCCGACCAACCCGTGTCGGCCCTGATACGCTTCCGCAAATCTGTCAGCCAGACCAACAATTTCGTCGTAAAAAGTGTTTAAAGCCATGTGTTTGGCAAAACTGCGGGTGTTTAGGTGGACGGAATGGGCCACATCCCGCGCCAAGAACATGCAACCGATGAATTCAGCGGGTTTCATTGGCCTTGTCCCATCATTTCAGGCTGAGGAGGCTGTTTCATAGACTGCGGAGGCGGTCCAGCAGGCTGCGGAGCCATTGGCGCAGCGTTTTCAGGCGGTTCGCCCATTTCGTTTTGTTCCAACTGTCCACGAGACGGCATTCCGCTGACCAGATCGCCTGTGTCAATCGCTGCGTGAATGGTGCCCATAACGATGTCATGAATTTGTTCTTCAGACATTGAAGCTTGCACCGCAGAAATTCTTTTAGTTTCAGCA